CACTACGGTTACGATTTGCAAATGGCACAACTGGTACACCAACAAATGATTTCGGATTTTTCGAACTCAACTATTGATTTTTCCAATGCTAGTAATAGCAATTGGTCATGCCTCTTGGAGTTTTTCTTTCCCAAGAAAGTATATCAATTATTGTGTGATGCTCGTTCATCAGTTGTTTGTCATTCCGGTGAGTACTACGGTTTAAATATGATCGCCCCTATGGGAAACGGTTTCACTTTTGAAGTGATGTCCTTTTTCCTTTTAACATTGGCAAGAGGATTTGATTCCTTAGCTAGTGTCTTTGGGGACGACGTAATCATAGACCGTGATACAGCACCTGCTTTTGTAGAATTAATGACTTGCTTAGGTTGGAAAATTAATGAAACTAAAAGTTTTATTGATGGTAACTTCCGTGAGTCATGCGGGTCATTTAGGCATAAAGATGCTTATTTAACTTCGTATGACTTTTGGTTAGCCACCGACATATGCGATATGATGATTTGTACGAACAAAATATTCGTACTTCTTAAATCAACATCCGACGTACGTCTAACATTAATTCTCAGAAACTTTTGGCACCAAGCCATCAAGCTTCTTCCGAGTCGTAGCTTACGGATCGCAAAGCATTCTTTAGTGTATGAACCTGAAAAGGTTTATGAATACACACTGAAGAATCCTGCGAAAGTGAATAATCTACTAGATAACGAATATAAAAAACTCGTTGTTTGTATGACCATTCCGGCCACTGAAAAATATCCTCTTGAAAAAGGGGTTTTAGTGGATCGTAAAACTTATGAAGCTTGTACAAAGATCTGTACTAAAACTGAGGTTGAACGTTATAAGAAACTAGAACGTAAGGCCCGAGTTGAAGCACAAAAGTACAATTATACTAAATTTCGAATCTGTGAGTACCCTGTTAGGGACCTCATAGATCATAAAAGACGCGCTCCAATCACGAATGTGAAAAGCAAAGTCTGGATAGGTACGTATTTCCGATTTAATCGTGTTGTACAACCTAAAAGTGGCATATCTATAATCAGATGGAAAACCATTTTGATTACTGATATGGACATCGAAATTTAGTGGATTCATGGTTTTATAACTGTGAATTTGACCTACCCGAGGTCACAACTGAACCAAACACAAAATAAATTTTGTTTGTTTTGTTTTTTCAGTTGCATTAGTG